TAGCTTTACAGATGATATTGTACCACCATTAGAAAGAAATGATTATGAGTCATTTGTTATGGGATTGTGTAATTGGAATAATGTGTATGATATTGAAAATACACATCCATATAGATATCCAAAAGATATTTATTCTTTAACTGGATTCGGTGATGAGCCTATATTAGATGAAAATAATGGATTATTATCTTGGACAGGATTTCGAAAGAGTGAATGTTTTCAAACTAATACATATGTACATATACTAGCAGAAAATGATAATCTCCAAGTAGATATAAATAATAGTATAACAAAAAATATTACACCATATGCTGCATATATAGTGGATAGTTGTAATATAAAAAAGTGTCCGCTAAGAGATAAATGTGATAACTATCAATATGTTTCTCATTGGGTAAATAATGAAGATATGTGGTATATAGCAGAATCTATAGTAGGTTATCTTTATTCTGATTACGATAGTATAGCTCTAGCAATATATTATCATCAACATTGTACTCGATATATGAATTATAATGAAGAAAACTATTATTCCAGAATGTATGATATGTTGTCAGATAGTCTATATTGGGAAACGCAAGATAACACTGAGGAGGATAATGTCGAATTATCAATAGAACAAAAAGTTGAGTCCTGGAGACATGCAATGCAACGAGAAGAAAGGAGAAGTTTACATGAAAGGTAAAGAAAGAAAGAATAATTTTATTATTACTCAAAAAGCATGGAATATCATGCAACAATATGCTGGCATAGCACACGATAAAGATAAGAATGAGATATCTGGCATAGCGTGTGTAAAAAAGGTACAACATCCAGTATCTGATGATATGGTATGGGAGATATTTGACCCAGTCATCTTAAAGCAAGAAAATACTTCCACTACTACGGAGTTAGATGGCGATGCTTTAAGAGATTATTATATCAAAGCTGCAATGAAACATGGCGAAGTCAGATTCTGTTGGTGGCATTCTCATCATACTATGGCTGCATTTTGGTCAGGAACTGACTTAAATGAAATCAAAGCATGGAAGAATGATTCATGGTCATTAGCATTAGTTATCAATTTATATGGAGAATATAAATTAAATGTTAGTACATGGGACCCTATAGAGCATACAGAAGATGTTCCATTAGAAATCATTGGAGATACTTTAAAGCCAACTAAAAAGCAACTTAAAGAGTATGAAGAATTATGCTCTAATAAAGCTGATATTGTACATCATCATAGTTATGGTGGTCATCAAACCTACTTATGGAATAAATCATTTCAGGGAAATAACTGGATAACAAAATCTACAACTGAAGATGCTTTAACTAAAAGTGGAGAACTTACTTGGAAAAATTCAGATAATTTAGAGGAGTATGCTGAATTATTCAATATAGTTATTGATGAGATAGACGATATAATGACAGACTTTGCTGCTGGAGCAATAGATTATAAGAAGTATGAAGAGTTTATAATCGCTATCAATCTAAATCTTTCTAAACGAAATGCTAAGATGAAGATTAGAAAGTTTCCAAAAGGTTCTTTATTAGAAAAGGCTGCAACATTATTTCCAATTGACCATATTAAGTTTGATTGTAAAAAGACTCAAGAAATCTATGAACGTAGTGAAACAATAATAGATTACAATGGATTAATAGGAGGAAATTTCTATGCCAATTAATATGAGAAGCGAAGGTCTTGTTAATAATCTACATGAGTATACTTTTCACATATTAGGTTGCGGAGCTATAGGTAGCTCTGCAGCCATTCAACTCGTAAGAGCTGGAGCAACTAAATTCTTATTATATGATATGGATAATGTAGCTACAGAAAATATTGGAGTATCTCACTACATAGATGAAAACATAGGTATGAAAAAGGTTGAAGCTTTAAATGAGCATATACTTTCAATTAACGCAGCGTCAGAAGTTATGATGTATCCAGAATACTATAGTATGTTTAGATATCAAAATAATAATGATATTGTTATACTTGGATTCGACAATATGAAATCTAGACGCGAAGCAGTTGAAGATATATGTTCCAATAAAGCAACAAAACCATTTATGCTTATTGATGGTAGAATGGGTGGAGAGCATTATCAGCAATATTTATTTAAAGATGTTACATTAAGTAAATACATGAAAACATGGTATTCTGACGAGAATGGAGACTCAGAGCCATGCAATGTCAAAGCAACAACATATTGCTCTAATATGGCTGGTTCCTTCATTGTAAATGCTATTAGAAAGGTTATTACAGATAGCCCTTATGAGACAGCATTGACTTTTAACTTTCCTACCATGACACTTCAAAAAAGTACTTGTTATACAATATGACATAAGGTAAATTACATAGCTTATTGAGATAAATAACTGAACAAAAAGTGTTTATCTCATAAGCTATCGTTATCAAAATAAGGACACAATACCATGACACTGAAAAAAGTAAAGAGACAAGCTGTCTCTATTAATCCTGGTACTCTTTTATTATATGGTGCACCTAAAGTAGGTAAAACTACTATGCTATCTCAATTAGATGATTGTCTAATTATAGATACAGAAAAAGGTAGTCGTATGCTAGAAGGATACATACAGGAAGTAAACTCTAGAGATGAGCTTATTGATACGCTCATAGAGATAAAAGAAAGTAAAGATGTTAAGTATAAGTATATAGCATTAGATACTATAGATAAAATAGCCGAATGGGCTGAAAGAAGAGTATGTGAAGAAGAGTCAGTATCTTCTATAGCAGATTTAGCTTTCGGCAAAGGATACGGATTAGTCAGAGAGAAAGTAGCTAAAACTATATCACACTTCAAAGAAGTCGCTGAGCATCTTATCATCATTGGACATAGAAAAGTAGCATACGCAGTTACAGAAGGCAATCCAATAGTTATACCTGAGTCACTTGATTTGACAGGTAAGCTTAAGAATGTTATTATGGCTGGCTGTGATGCAATAGGCTATGTCTATCGTGATGAAAAGGAAAAGCTTATGGTTTCATTTAAAGCAAATGAATCTATAGAAGCTGGTAGTAGATGCCCTCACCTAAAAGGAAAGGCAGTGGAATTTAAATGGAAGAATATATATAAGGAGAAAAAGTAATGGCAATATTTAAACCCGAAGTAAAAAGTGCACCTTCATCTAGTTATCTAGGATGTATTGAAGTTGGTATCATAGGATTCACCGATAAAAGTAATGAATTCGATTGGGCAGACATATTCATCGAAGTAGAATTATCTGTTAAAAATAGTGACTATTCTAATAGAATGGCAATATTTGGCAGATTAGAGAAAGATGATGAAGGTAATATAACAGGAGGCTCTGTATTAAACAGAATGTATAGAGTTTTTGAAGCAATGAATTGTAGCGCAGGTCTTAATATAACAAGTAAATGGGAAGATGAGCATGGTAACGAAATAGAAGATATTGCCAAATACTTAAACGAAAGACATACCACTACAACAGAGAAGTATTTAGCGTATGCTTATAAAAAGAAACCTAAGCCAGGCAAAAAGGTATATACAGAGGTTTATCCTAGATTGTATGCAATGGGAGCTCAAGAACAATGTCTTGCTGATATGGCATGGTTAAAAGGTAAGGGAGTTATTAAAGAGGCTGATGCAAGTGATATGCCTCAACAAAATGACCTTAATATGGCAGATAGCGCATTAAATAACCTATGAACTATGTAGAGATAGCAGTAGGTTCCCCTAGAAATAGAGGCACAATGGTATTAAAGTCTGACTTGCACAAGTACATCCCTATGGATGGAAAGGCTTTATATCGCTCTGTTTATCTTTACAATGAAGAGGCAAAGAAATTTGCTGATTCAAAGGGCACACTAAAAGGCTATCATGGAGAGCGTGGAATTGACAATGTTTTAATTGATATAGATAGAAAAGATGACTCCGATGAGTTCACATTAAAGAGATTAAGGACAACTTTATCTCATTTAAATATACTAGAGGTGCTTGATGAAAGCATCCAATGTTATTTTAGTGGAACTGGATATCATATCGTCATAACAAATAAAGTATTCAACTTCCAATCTTCAGATAGCCTGCCCTATCAAGTTAAGCAGACAATGTCTAATTTGTTTGAAAATATAGACACAAGCATCTATATGAGGAGTGGTATTTACAGAGTAGCACATACAAAGAATCAGAAGACTGGATTATATAAAATCCCTCTGACCCTTAATCAAGCAAATAATTGTAATGTTAAAGAAATACACGCACTAGCATTAAATCCCCTATTAAGTTATCCATATGAATTATTAGATGGAGATGGAGAATTAGAAGGGTATATATGTGTAGACAAGCCTAAAGTAGCTGAATTTGGCAATGTAATGGAGCCTACGAAGGTGGTACCGTGTGTACAGACAATGTTACGAAATGGGCCTATACAAGGCTCTAGACACAATACTATCCTTAGAATAGCTAGTCATTTTAAAAGACATGGAATACCAAGTGAATATGCCAAAGTAGGACTATTACACTGGAACGATAATACATTAAATGAACAGCAAATTATAGAAAAGACAGAATCTGTTTATAATGGAAACTATAATTATGGCTGCAAAGATGTATTAATGAAGAAGTATTGTCAGACTAAATGCATGTATTTTAAGAATAAAGATTATCATATTCATGTAAAAGATTCAGATGAATTGCAGAAGGAGTTCGCAGAAAGGTTAGCAACTAACTTTCAGGGCAGAACCATACCCTTAGCGCAGATGTTTGGACTAACAGAATATGATACACAGATTTACCCAGGAGAGCTGGTAACTATATTTGGACCAACAGGTTCTAATAAAACTACATTAGCTCAAAACTTAGCCTTAGGTGTTGATTTTAAGAACGATAAAATCAATAGAAAATGGCAGATTCCAACGCTATTCTTATCACTTGAGTTATCAGCATGGTATATGCATAGACGTCATCTTCAAATAGTATCTGGCCTCTCAAAAGAGGATGTAAATAATCACTATGAAGATATCTATGAAAGACATGCAGATGAATTAAGACATCTACAGATACAAACCGTAGCTCCAACATTAAATTCTATACAAGATAAAATAAAAGAGCTTAATCCATCTGTAGTGATAGTTGATTATATAGATTTAGTAGAAACTCCAAGAGATGTTAAAGGAGAATACGAACAAATCAAGTTTGTTTCTCACAGCCTGTCTAATCTTGCAGTAAACCTAGATGTAATAATAATACAAATATCACAAGTTAGTCGTGAATACAGTAGAAATGATATACTTGACTTATATGCAGGAAAAGGCTCAGGAGCCATAGAAAATGCATCACGTAAGGTGATTGGATTAAATGGCCAAGCAAATACTAATGTAAAGCATATAAATATGTATAAAAATACTGATGGCGAATTATTTGATGTTGAAGTTGAATGGCGTGAAAGCTTTAGATTGAGGAGGGTTTAATGAAAGGAATGCTTTTACAAATCATTGTTGATGATGATTTATTTATGATAGAGTTCTTTCGTTGCTTCAGAATTGGAGTAGCATGGATAAATGATTTAACTGGAAAAGCTTCATCATTAATAATAGGAATATGGAAACTAGAAACGAACATAACGATAGCTTTAAGAAAAAAGCTTGATTGGCAAGACATTGGCGAAGCATAAAAGAAAACCAACTATTACCAAGAAAATGAAATTTTGGGAGGATAGATTTCTTCCTAAGCTTAAGAAACATCATGGCAACAGGTCAAAAGGTGTCTTTCATAGGCTTATGAAGAAATCTTCTACTCTTAGAACTTCTTTAAAGAGGAGAAGTAGAGAATATGAAGTATTATTTGATATATCTCTTAGAGAAATTCGTGAACTTATACATTCCCAATATGGGAAACGATGTAAGTATTGCAAGGACATTCTCAAGGTTAATAACATGGTATGCGACCATAATATTCCTCTCAGCCATGGTGGCGCATCTATCAAAAACAATCTTCAAATGATATGTGCAAGATGCAACACTAGGAAAGGTCCATTGACAGATAAAGCCTATAGTAAGCTTTTAGGCTGGCTGAAAAGACAGAATCAGAATACTAGGGATTATATACTACGAAAACTAGCAAAAAGTGATGTCTTTAAATAATAAATTAACATTAATAATAATGCTATGGGTACTAGATAAAGTAATCATGGCTTTAATGTTAATATTCTTATGAGCAGTAGAGAGCTGTTAGCGTGAGCGCAGACAAGGAGTTTGGGTTTTGACATATATCTATGTATGTCTCCCTTTCCCATTGTTATCCTGATTGATACTGCTCATTAATTTAGGTAATGTGATGTTACCTCGTCGAAAAGAGAATGGGAGCTCTAAGTATGTTTTGTGACCTTATCAGTCCTTTCATCTGCATACTTAGGGTTCCTGACTCGAAAGGAGAACTATGAAACATCTAACTAAAATAGAGAAATTTATAATGATATTTGCTCCGATTGCTTTGATATATCTGGCTTATATTATTATAGGAGGGTAGAATGGAATTAGTATATTTCTACATATTGTTTAATATCTGCATCATGCCCTTCGATGAATACTCAAATGCAATAAATCCTAAGCCTTTTCCAACAAGACGACATATAACTATGAATTGGAATAAAGATGATTTTACTTACTTTAAAATAAGCAAAGAATATGTTTTACTTCAATATAAGGAAGATGATAATAAATATAAGGCATTGGCCAGGAGGTATTGGTATGAACAAAAAACTAAGTAATTTCGATAGAATGGGCATCAAACTAAAAAGGTTATTAGGATGGAAAATAAAAGAGCTCGCTACCCGATATTCTGTAACTACAAGAACAATTTATCGTGTGTTAGCAAAATAATAAAACACCAAGAAAAACTTTATAATGTAGTTTATAGAGATGGTAAATGGATAAGGAGAAAAAATGTCATACAAGAAAAAAGTAAATCTAGCTAAATTCACGCCTGAAAGAAGAGAAAAAGGAATAAAGGCAAGTAAACAAATCGTATACAATGACGATATAACAAGCCATCAACGTAAATTTCAAAAGATAAAAGAAGTAGCTAATGGTTGTTGGTGGGTTGAATCATACTTAATGGGTAATCTCACATTTAGAGATACTAAACCAAGCCTATCTGACGATGAGTAAGTTTTACGACATAGACTTGCCTTTCGGTGAAAAATATGAAGATACATTATCAAAAATCTTGACAGATAAGATGGGTAGTAAAGTAGAAGTCAAGACTGAAAGAGATATCTGGTATAAAACTGGAAATATATATGTAGAACTAGTATGTCGTGAGGCCTTTAGTGGCTTGGTTACCACTAAAGCTGATTGGTGGGCAACTATACTTACTCTAGACGAAGATGTTAAGAGGATTGTAATATTGCCCACTAATCTTATGAAAAAAAGAGTAAAGCAATTAATCAAGAATAAGATTGCATCATATCCAGTCTCAGGTGGAGATGATGATGCAAGCATAGGAGCTTTAATACCAATTAAGGAGCTAATAAGTTATGAAGAATAAAATCGAATTATATAAAGAGAATATGGATTTGATTAGACATGAATCAGGTGCCAGATGGTATGCTCCTAGAGGATTTGGTTTAGCATCAGGGTGGAAACCTTCCGTAACAACGATTATAGGAGATACTATAAGTAAAGGAAAA